GGGAAATTAGAGAAGGTAAAAACCACCACATTCCTGGGGGATTAGTCCATTTGTTCAACCTGATCAGTTATCTTAGAAAATGTTCGAGGAACAATTTTCAGATCTAACTGATTAGTTTCAACAAATGACCTAATCCCTCCGATTTGCAGTAGGTCGTCACTTTTCGCATATCTCGGCATCATATTCGGATTGCGAAAACCTCCGATTCCGTTAACAAAGACAGTCATGTCAAAGCGCGTTGTTTTTGGGGGCCTGAAAATTCCAAGTCTCAAGTCGTCAGCAGCAGCAGTAAATATCAATGGATACGAGCTAACATCGGCGTCATAACTGAGTGAAAGTGTTCCACAACTAATAGGAGCTATATCTTGAGTTTTTGCATTATAACAGAAGTTGAAATGGGTCTGAAATGGTGCAGAAACATCGATATAACTCTTACCAGAAATGGGATACGATACTTCTCGAGCTAATGGTCCGGTAATAGCAGAATTTGATTGAATAGAAACGTTTCCATATCTAAATACTACTTCGTTGATTGCGTCAATAATTGGAATTCCTGGTTGATCCACGTCTTTATTGTAGTATGGATTAAAAAAAACTTGAGGGAACCATCCTTCCTGTGTAGAAAAGATGCGATACTTCGTTCCTCCTCCCCAAGCAGCGAATAACGATCTCCAATGTGATTGAGGTTGTACGGGGATATTAATAATTGTAGTATTATTAGTTCCTGTCGTAAAAGATCTAGTGACAAATTGATCAAGATCAATATTGTCAGTAGGCATCATACGTACATATCTTCGTACAATCTCATGCACATCAGAAACACAAAATTCAAATTTCTCTCCAATCTCCAACTTACATGGTTGATTGCGACGATGTTCACTTTCTGTTTTTGTTACCGTAATCGTTGTTGCGTCTTCTATGCTTTCTGCTGTCACTGTTCCTGTTTCTAGTTCGGGACCTTGAGCTTGAAAAACAATCTCACTTCGAAAAGTGTCATTCTTTTCCAGGATCAAGAAACTGCCTACAAACATTATACCTGAGACACTATTACTTGGGGTCCATCCTGGTGGTAATATTGTTATTACTGGTTGGAAATTCCAAGTAAGAGTGCCATCTAGATTGATTGTTACATCGCAAGCTTCAAGATCGTGGTGTAATTCGTGAGTGAGGGTTGAATCTCTTAAATAGATATTCATCCCACTCTCAAGAACATTCCTAACCTTGTAGTTTCCGGGTTCAGGGCTGTTTCCTTCGAATACAACTCCGTATTCTCGTGTGATCATTTCTGAAGTACCAATGGATACGACATCTCTAATAAAATTTCTAGAGAAGTTTCGTCCACGGACCAACCATGTTGGTGTTGGTTCGTAAGTCAGATAATTATCCCACGAAAATGGTGAGTTGGCACGAGGTACTGCAACCTTGACATTCCTGAATCGTACAAATAATAGGATTTCCACTTCATCTGAAACTGTCGGTGGAGCGATCAAACTATTGGCAACATAGATAGCATAAGTACCTAGAGAATAATTTTGTATTGGGTCAATCACACTTTCACCTTCGTACGTTCTTAGAAATTCGGTTTGTTGATTATAGGCAATCATGTCATTAAAGACATACTTGACACCATTTTCATCGCTCGCAAATTTCATAGTGTTTGTATAGGAAACATTTCTACTTCCAAAACTAACACCAGCGGCACCATAGGCGCACATAGATTGTAAACGTACTGAGTGATATTGTGTTTGAACCGATACAATCTCAAACTCTACATCAGCTTTCCAAAACATAAATTGATTAAGCACAGCTACATTTATAGGAATATTTCCACCTTCGGCGATTCCCATACGTGTATTTAAAGTAATCTTATATAGCTCTGTACCGGCAGGCATAGCGCTATTTACTGTGAACTTTCTCAATAAACATCTTTTTGCACACAACGTTTCGATTTTCGTTTCAGCTGGATTAAAAAAATCCATTTGTTGACGTGAAAGTGCGGCGGGTTTTAACTGCAAATCTCTCGTCGGGCGCACTCCGTGAGAAGTGGCCATACCAGGGAAAGATTGTTCAATGGGAACTGCTCCAGAACATAATGGAGGATTATCGAGCGGGAAAGGCATCGAAAGGTCAAGGTCAGGAGATATGTCTTGAGTGGCAGATTGATCACCACCTGTAACAATATCTTGAATCGGCATATCACCACCAGTATTCGTAAACGTATAATTGGTAGTGCTTGATACTGAATTGCCTTGTCCTTCAAATGGTCCTTCAAAAGAAGATACTTCGGGAATATCTTCTCCACCAACCACTGGATAAAACTTATTAGGTCTTGAAACACCTTCCACAGGACGAGGAATCGAAAAGTTTGAATTAGGGAACGAGGTATACATGGTAATAGTCACCTCATCGACGTCGACACCAACTAAACTACTCAATGGAGTAACAAATACTGTTCCTAATGATTCAGTGCTACGGGCGATAGTGTTCATTAATGATCTCAAATACTTATAAGGGATCTTTAATGAATACGTAGCGCTCTGATCCGGTTGGATCATAACATGAAGATTAGTAGTAATATTTGCTAACTCTACCTCATAGCTAGCTAGCGGAACAAAATAAGCCACAAGAAGGCCTTGTTGAAAGGGGGTTGCATTAAGTTGGAAAACCAACTCAACGTCACCATTCCAATAAACAAAACGATCAAATGGCATATTTTGCAGATTTTGTTTATCGCCCAATTCTAGTAACCCAAAGGGTACATCGAATTGAGCGATAGACTCACCCACGACGCTCGCCATGGACCAGATGAAACTCGTGCGGAATACACGAGAATCCGTTCCAAAATTCAAATTCATCGATTCTTCATTCAACGCTTTCTGTGCTAATTTTATAGGATCTCTGACATTGACAGGGAGTGATGATATTTCCTTGTCAGCGTTTAGCTTTGCCAGGGAGTTAACAGGGGGGCCCTGTCCTTCAAATCCATATTTAAAATCAACACCGGAAGCTGCTGTCCTTGAACTAACAATTCTCCTCATGTCCTTCCAACCAATAATATCAATAACTTCCAACCCAGCATTTCGCAATGCAAAATTGATATTATTAGCCATGGCCATATAGTAAGTCTCATCCCACAGGGATGACATTTCCATTATGGTCTGACATTCTTGTCGAATTGTTAAATTTTTATTTCGTGTCCAATGTAAACATTCTTCGATTGTTGCCTTCTTCAAAGCTCCTGAATAGTTACCTTCGATCAAAACTGGGTGGGCTCCTAAGAAAGTTATCTCCTCAAATTTCCTGAATCTATCTTCTAAAGGTTGATCCTTGATATCTGAAGTGTAAACTTGTCCTAGCTCAGCCATTCCATCTCTAATTTTATGTGGTGTCATAAACTCACTACACGAATTAGAAAAAGAATAGATGTGATCATCCCCACACAATGCTCGAACGTGTTGTTCAAAAACTAGATTTGGGCAATTTCTCGCGAAGACATAACGTAGATAAAGTTCATGTACG